CGTGGCAGCCTACGCGCCGCTGGCTGTGGCTGGCGACCTGGGCACTGGGCGTGGGCGTGGTCGGGCATGTCGCAGCGCTTTTTACATTGACATCTTTCACTGTGTCAGGCCACTCTGGGATACTCACTGCCCATCCCAGTTCCAAGGCACGATCCACCAGCTTCATTCCTGCCGCATCCTGATCCGGCACAACTGTCACAGTGCGATCAAGACTGCGTATCAGTCGCACCTGTGCGTCATTGATGTCGGCATGCAACACTGCCAGGCCGCCGATGCTGAGAGCGTCAAATACACCTTCCATGACCAACACATGATTCCAGTTGGGCTGCTGTAGATCAGTACCAAACACATAGCCGGGCTGAGTGTCGTTGATGTACTTGGGTAATTTTGATGTGTTATCAATGAATCTCTTGGCCCAGCCCACGATCTTGTTGTTGTGGGTGAATGGAATTATGATGTGTGGTCTAAAATGTAATTCAGTATTGAGTTGTACCATGTAGGGATAGTTTAGCGACAGGCCACGACTGCGAATATAGGCCTGATACTCAGGATGTTGGTCGGTCATGAGTTCGGCATAGGGTGGCAGGTCGCGTTCCTCAAACTCTATGCCCTGCAACACTTCGGCCACTTGTCGGCGTTCATTCAGGATACCTTCGATGTTTCTATGACGCAGGCTTTCGAGATTGATGCGTTCTATTTCTTCCTCAGGCACCGACAACCACTGTAGCAGTTTACGCGCCTTGAAACTGAGGTTACGACCCACAATAAAGCTGGCAGTGAAGCCACAGTTGAAACAGTGATAGCTCCAGGATCCGTCGGGATTGGGTTTGATGCCACCGCGTTGGCGACGATCTGCGTTCTCTCCCTTATGCACACAACAGGGAGCATTGAAACTGATCCAGCCCGATGCTGTGCGTTTTCTCTTGGCCGGCAGTGCAGTTGTCACATCAAACATCTTGCTATTATAGCAGGATGCAGGGCAAAAAGCAAATGTTATCGGTAGAAGATGTTGACAGGATAGCCAGTGTTGATGGCCACAAACGCCGCACTACTGCCCGGAAGCCATGGACGGTATCCGCTGCCACCGTTTTCCACAGTAATTGTGCCAACCTGACCGTTACCAATTTGGGCTGTGGCTATGGCTCCAGCACCCGATCCAATAATTGTAACATTGGGTGGTGCCAAGTATCCTTGACCTGCATTGGTCACTGTGATACTGGTGATCACACCGTTGACTACTATGGCATTGGCCGTGGCTGGAATACCAGGTTGACTGGATGTGGTAGCTAGGCTGTTATTGAATGCCAAACGCAGCAAGGGATGATAGCCCAACACATTGAAATAAATGGTTCCAGTTTCGTTGAGATAGGTTCTACTTTCAGTGGCATTATACCAAATGCCTTGATAGTCCTCGGCGCCTTGTACCTTGATTGTGCCAGTGTAGTGAATCAAATCCATTTGAATGGTTGTAACAGGTCCCTGTGGTGCCATATGGCTACTGTACCATTCAGTGACTTGATAAGGTGTGCCTATACCCCCGCCACCGAACTGTTGTCCCAAGGCCCAATCGGGCCACTGACTAGGACTGGCATCATAGGGACCGTAACTGCCTTGTGCACTGAGATTCACTGTGGGTATGATCACTGGCTCGCTGGGTATGAACTGTGGGAAAACTGAATTCACAATGTCTATGGGTGCTCTGGCACCTGCTGCTGCGTCGGTAAACACGGCTTCTACCAAGTTTCCGGAGGCACGCTGTATGCTGTAACCTGCGGGTTGTGCTTCAATATCCACAACATCTTGCGATGTAAGTGTGACCTTGGCACGCCCAAACTGAGCGTTAATTATTTCCATGGTTTTTTCAATAAGCAGTGCATCTCCTGCTTGATTGACCACACGGAAAACCAGGCCGCTGCCTGTGATGTTTACCGGCTTTTCATCCTGATTGATAAATTCAAATAGGATAACGTTATCAACACCTTTGTTTATAGTTAGTCTTTTGGCATACACGGGATCGTACCTCAGTTTAAAGTAGGCGCCACTGGTGTCAATCAATAACACTTTGGTTTTCTGTTGATATATATAGACAGTGGTTGAATACATAGGAATCTCCAGTAATATTTATGGGCAGCGATTTTTTTGCAAAATTGACGGATAAGTACCCTTTTATAACACTTTGTGTATACGCTTCTTCGGAATATGTGGGCATAGTGCAAAATCGCGATGATTTTATCACTACCATTTATGATTTTGGCAGCATCCAGGATGCAGAACTAAAGAAAAAATTCATAGAACTAGCCAATGTATGGTGGTGGGAAAGCAATCGCAGCATACCCATCAACATCTTTCTCAAACAGGATTGGGAACCGTTTAAGGTTTATTTGAAGACCTTTACCAACAAAGATCTAGAAATTGTGCACGGCCCTGTGTGCAGCCTAACAGAAATAGCCAAAAAGAAAAGCAAACGCCGCAGTATTACTTTGGTCAGGCGTCTTGATTGAGCAAGTTCATGTGTAGCGAAACCAATGCAGCATAAGAAATTGAGTGGCTACGCTTAAATGTATAGCCTCTGCTATCATCTCCATCCCACACTGATTCAAACACTTCTGCCCAGGGCCGTCCTTGCAGGTGTGCTTTACCCGGGCGTATGATTGAGATAAATGCTGCCATTCTGGGTATGCTGTCTGGCTGCATGGTAGCCAACAGTCCGGTATAACTGCCCACATGCACCAGCTGACTGGCCCAGGCACTATCTTCCCACAGTCTGTGCCAAGGTGGTTCTTGTGCTAACATCTGTTGATAATGCTCTGGATCACGCACCAACTGATACACCGACTGATTTAACAAATCAATTTTAAAGTAACCTAATTGTTCAGCCTGCTCATAGTCTATGGCAGCACACTGATGCACAGGATCTCTGGGTATTTCTGTCACATACACACCAGAATTGTGCCGACGCACCTGTCCTTGAGTGACTTGTCGTGCAGCAGTGTAACGAATCAATTTTAAAACTTGGTCTCTATTGGCCAAGTCAATGTCAATATCTGCGCTCATGTTACCATCCTGCTTGGTTTAGCATTTCTCGAGCCCACTCCTGATCAGCTGGGTAGTCTTTAAACTTCCGTTGCCAGATATCAGCATCAATGTAGGGCCAGATCATGGCTACTTGTTCAGCATTTAATTCACTCAAGAACTTTTGACCACTGTCACAGTTAAAGATTACCCAAGGACTGATACGCCCTGCTGCAACGGCAGCACACATGGCATTGCTGTTGCCATAACGCAAACAGTCATGTGGTGGTGATTGTTTTTGTTCGCCCCACTCGATGCTGAATTCAATGGCACGAGCTAAAGCATCGCTCACTGCTTCCACCTTGAGGTAGTCCAGCAAGTACTCGGTATAGATGCTGTCTCTGCACCAGTGGTCGATCTTTTTGTTTTGTTTCAGTACCCAGTCAATGAACCTGGCTGGATTGATGGCTCTGATGTTTACACAGTATCGACCAAACTTCACAAACGCTCGGTAGTATGGGCTTTCAGCAAAGTCATCAAAGGTTTTAAGTTTGGCACTGCCTTGTGTGGTTTCATAAAAACGCAGATAGGCCTGCAAACCCAATTGTACGCCGCGTTCGTTTTGTTCTTGTCTGCGTCGTTTGGCTTCGCAGAGATGCACAGCAAGACTTGTCTCTCGCTGAAAGTCTTTTTTACAATACTGACATTGAAAACTCACTTGCTGTCGCCGTGTTCTCGGTGGTAGGTGTCTAATTCTTTTTTGGTTGTGATTGCTGCCAGTAATTCTATTTCGTCTGCCTTGCGGTTGGGGAACAGGTCGGCCAACTGTTTCTTCAAACTGCCAGCACCGGGTTCTTTCTTCTTGGGCGCAATCCAGATATGGCGTTGTGTGCCCAGACCTGGACTCACAGCAGTGGCACATAACCACTGCAGTCGGGGATGGCGATTGATGGCAAAGAAATGTTTGTTCAATCGCTCATTGGTACTGCGCAAATAGTATTCGGCCAGTTCACCATTGCCTTGAATGCTGGATCCCCATCGTATCATGAGAAAGTTTGAAAACTTTTTCTTTTCTTCATCTGTGAGACTGTCATAGAAGTCGCGGTTCTTGCGATCAAACTCGGCCATCTCATTGCCAATACTGAGTTTATCCACGCTTGACCACTCGCTGTAGGTCTGCAATGTAGGCTTTGAGTCGACCAATGTCTCTGCGCTGGCGTTGTGTTTCTTCTAGCAAGTCTGTGATTCTATTTTCGAGAGCCACAATTCGTCGATCCAGAGCTTGATCATCTTCTTGCAGGGTGGCTTTGACTGATTTAACAGTGATGTCGGTGTGTTTGTATTGTTGGGTCATAGTGTATTTACTGCTACCACGCCTTGTTATAATCCACAACTTCACAGTTTCTACTGATGTCTTTTACAAAATACACGCACAACGGATTAGGGTCGTCGTTTATGGGCACACACAGCATCTGCCCGTTTTTTAATTTGGGCGCATACCAGGCCACTTCGTTATACACATCAATGATTTCCACTGAATGAAAGCTGGGCCTAAAACTGCTGAGTGGGTTGAACTCAAACACTTTGAATCCGCGATCGTTGATCGATGTCAATGGCAACACTTCTAAATCGCCCAAGTCGGGTTCACCAATCAACACTTGCCAGTCCACAGGCATCTTAATTCTGTGCTCGCCTATGCGCAACACCAGTGCAGGTGCATTGAAACTTTCTAAAAAGATAAGTGGTATGTAGTGGTAATCTGGATCAGCAGGATTGGAATTGTCAAATATGGCAAAACGCATATCTTCCACTTCATCCGGCAAGTGATCCAACTCGTAGGGCTGATTGTCTAGGGTTAAAATTAGCATGTATGTATAATAACAGATTATATTGACTTTTGCAACCTTTAAACTTTTTATCTTACCTGCTCTTCCCAACTAGGGTGGCAGTTGGTTTCAATTCGACTGGTCATTTGGCTTAAGGGTTGGTACAGTTGGTCTTTGATGCCTTGTTGATCTAAATAGGCTGACCAAAGCAGAAATTCTTGTGTGGTGGGTTTTCCAGACCACGGATCAAAAATTGCTGGATCAACTTGTGGTAACATGGTGCGCGCCGTGTGGGTATGCATCATAAATGGTGTAATGTCTCTCATGTAATGTGTAACATTGTCCATAGGGTGCTGCCAGTATGCATAGGCATTACCTAATTGATCTACACTCTCAGTTCTAAGATCTGTTAACAAGGTTCGCCGTTCAAAAGCCTTGTTTTTGTAAAACAGATCCGAGTAGTCCACTGCGCCGTAAAAAATAACATCACTGTCTATTAGCAAATACCACTCTGCACTTACAATTTTGCTTACAGCCAACTTGATCCATTGCTGACTGTGCCAATCCAGCGGCCCAACCCATTCAGCAAATTCGGAATAATGCACAAGATCAAATCTGATATTGTCAGGGATAAAAGCTCGTGCAGTGTCAAGCAATGATCGATCATCATGTAATACAACAACCACTCGTTCGTAGCCGTGCCCCAATCCATGTGATTGCATGCCATCGAGGCAGCGTTTTAGTTTGGGGAAATCCTGCTGGTAGGTTACAACCACTGCTTCAAAACTGGGCATTTACATCCACTCCAACTTCTCCTGCGTGAAGTTGTATTTGGCCTCTTTGTAGAACTGTTTGCGTTTGGCCAAGTGGCGCTTGGCAAACTTGCAGGTACTGGTTATGTCCCAGATCTGCACAAAGTCCTTGTCCTCGGCCTTGCGAATACCGCGACCAATACTTTGAATCACACGCACAAAGCTCTTGCCTGGCTCAATCAACACAAGATTAAAGATCCTGGGTATGTTGATGCCCACAGCAGCCACACCGTATGTGGCCACAATTACTTTATCCGAGCTGGTGGCTACCTCATCGTATTCTGACTTGCGATCCCCGGCCTTGGTTGCTCCGGACACAAACACTGAGTTGGGCAAGCGTTCTACCAAGGCTTCACCTGCTGCAATACGATCCACCAAGATCAAGGTGTTGCCTGTGAGTTTGATCTGATTCACAAGGTCAGCAATGGTATCCAAGCGACCCGATTCTTCCAACAGGTACTTGAGTTCGCTTTGATAGTTGTTGTACTCCACATGATCTACCAACTGTACCACATTTACATGACACTGTGCCAACACACCCATGTCCTGCAGGTCGCTGGCAGCCAGTTTATTGATCACAGGACCAATACTGACCAGCAGGGCCTGGCTTTCAAACTTTTCTTTGG